GTCCAAGTCCTAATGTTACTGTAGAATTTAAAACAGAATATCGACCTGTTGAAAAAGATGGGATATTTACTCGACAAAAAGATAAATATACTTCATGTTCTACAGATATTGTTTTTCATACTATTCCAGATGAACGTAATCGTATTTTTACTATTGAAGAGGAAATGTAAATGGGTGCAGGTAGACCAAAGAAATGTATGATATGTGGCGAACCTATTATTGGAGAAGAAGGATTACCTTATAAAGATAATAGATTTGTTCACTCTAGATGCTTTCAATCTGAAGTAAAAAATATAGCTAAAGAAAAACAAAAGCAATTAAATAATACTTCAACTAATAAAAGAGGTAGAAAACCTAAACCACAGGCAGAGTTAAAAGATGGCCTTACAGAAGAAGAATATAATGATAAAAAAGCATATTATGAATATATTAAACAGCTAATGAACAATGAGTCAAATGAACCATTTGACCCAAAAATTTATGCGATTTCTACTAATATAAATGAGAAATATGGTATTCCATGGAAGTGGATGTACCTTACTTTAGTTTATATGAATGAAATTATTGAATATAATTTTGATTTTAAAAAAGGTATTGTTGGTTTAATTCCTTATTATTATAGTCAAACTAAAAAATTCTATGAAGAATTAGATAGAATAGAAACAAATAATAAAGATTTAAATACTGATGGGATGTATCAAGAAACGACAATTTATATTAAACGTCCAAAGCGTCCCATTAAACAATTAAGTGTTGAAGATATAGGGGAGTAAAATGAATGTATGACAACCTATCAGATAAAAGAGCATATTCTAATACATTGGGCTGTTTAATGTTAAATACAGCATTAATTGATGATATTGACAGACCATTAGATAGGACAGATTTTAATACAGAATCTTTCTATGAATTGTTATATGTTGCTATTTATAATCTTTATATGAATGGTTGTGAAACAATTGATGAATTTTCAATTGATTCTTATTTAAAAGATTATAAAACACAATATGCTATATTTCAAGAAAATAATGGATTAGAATATGTTAATAACGCTAAGACAATAGCAGACTTAGGGAACTATGATTATTACTATCATAGACTTCGTAAGTATGCTTTATTGCGTTTTTATGAAAAAAACGGATTAGATACCAGATTTATATATGACCCTACAACTGTTGACAAAGAACTGGATGCGGAAAATATAAAATTTGATAATTATACCGAACAGGATATTGTAGAAGAAATTGAAAACAAATTAATTATTGATGCGAAAGCAATGTATTGTACGAATACATTAACACAAAATATCCAAGCAGGTGATGGATTAGATGAATTAATTGATTCTCTTCTTGAATCTCCAGATTTTGGTTATGCGTTTGCATCAAAGGCATTAAATACTATTAGTCGTGGAGCAATGGCAGGTCGTTTAATTCTTAGGTCTGCTTCTACTGGTGTAGGTAAAACAAGAAATTTCTTAATGGATGCTTTAAAATTTGCGTGTCCTTATACTTTTGATTTAGATAAAAATGAATTTATTTACACTGGTTGTTGTACTCCAACATTATTTCTTGGAACCGAAGGTTCTTTAAGTGAATTTCAGACCATTTGTTTAGCTTGTGTATCTGGTGTAAATGAAGCACATATTATTAAGGGTGAATATCAAAAGGGAGAACTTGAGAGAGTAAGACAGGCCGCTAAATATATTAAAGAATGTCCTTTGTATCTTGTATATTGTGACGATTACAATATTACAGATATTGAGAATATCGCAAAAAAATATGTATTACAATATAAAATAGAAGTTTTTATTTTCGATTATCTTCAGACAAGTTTAAGATTAATGACAGAAATGCGAAATAAAACATCTGTTAGAATGCAGGAATACCAAATTCTTATTGTATTCGTAACAAGGTTAAAGGCATTAGCAGAAAGATTATCTATTTGTATTTTAACTGGTACTCAGCTTTCAAATGAAGCGAAAGAAGCTAAGTATAAAGATTCTTCTGTAATTCAAGGTTCTAAAAGTATTCCGCAGAAATGTGATGTGTGTCTTATTATTTCAGAACCAAATAGAGCAGAACGGGCTAAACTTGATATTCTAACTAGGAATATGGTTGGTGTACCTGTTATTAATATGCTCCAATGGGTATATAAATGTCGTAGGGGCGAATATACTAGAGTGGTTGTAGCTTCTCATGTAGATTTAGGTACAATGAGAATTAAGGACTATTTTGTAACAGATTTTGATTTAAGTGAAACTATTGCAATGGACTTTAGTGATATTAAAGCAATTGAAGAAATTGTTAAACAACATAGTGTTGATGCTAAAGTTGTAGAATCACAACTGTCAGATAATCCCGAAGAAAATAATATTACTCAAACAGAAGAAATAATAGATGAAGTACCATTTGAAGAGGATAAACCTAAGAGACGTAATTTTGGTTGGTAAAGGAGTATAACTATGTATTTAAATTATAAAGCTATAATTAACTCTCTTACCGAAGAAGATATTATTAAAGTGTGTACTGCATTAGGTAATGGAGAACATACAAAGGGGAATCATGATAGTTTATGTTTCAATACCTGTTTGTGCCATGGTGGTGATTCACCAAATAAATTAATATATTATCCTCATAATGCTGAAGGTGATGGAACTGGCAGATTTCATTGTTACACTTGTGGTGATACATATGGTATAATTGAATTAATAATTAGAGCGCACAGACAACATGGTAAAACTTTAACTTGGTATAAAGCACTTTATTTCTTAGCTAAAACTACAAATAAAATTATTGAATCTACACCAGAAGAAACAGAGATAAAAACGATTAATACAGATTTAGCTTGGATGAATCGTATTAAAAATATTAAAAATAAGAAAAGTAATTCTGTTCCTAGTCTTAAAGAAATAAGTGAAAACTATCTTGAATTGTTTTGGTATGACCCAGACCCTTTACAAGATTGGATTAATGAAGGAATTAGTACAGAAGCTTTATCAAGATATGAAATAGGTTGGTATGGCTTAACAAATCAGATTACAATTCCTGTCAGAGATTCAAATGAAAGACTTATTGGGTTACGCTGTAGAAATCTTAATCCAGAAGATGTGGCTATTGCTAAATATGATAATATGTTTATTAATGGACAAAAATTAAAATATTCTACTGGTTCTACGTTATATGGCTTATGGGTGACACAAGATAGAATAAAACAAAATAAGAAAATTATGTTAGTCGAAGCTGAAAAATCTTGTTTACTTGCTTATACTTATTTTGGTGAGAATTCTTATGTTGCGGCTACTTGTGGTTCAGCAATTACTTTTACACAACAAAAGATTTTGTTAAATGAATTAAAAGTATCTGAAATTATATATGCTCCAGACAGAGACTATGAAGAAGCTGACTCTTATGAAGCAGAAATTTGGATGAAAAAACAAATTAAAAAATTAGCACCATTTGTTCCATATTGTCAAGTATATTTAATTGCAGATAGTAAAAATAGATTAGGATTTAAAGATAGTCCATTAGATTGTGGAAAAGATATTTTTCTTGAATTATATGAAGAGAAAATTGAAATTACAATGGAAGATGTAAAGAGGTTGAAAGATGGATAAAACAAAAATAAAATATAATGTTCATACTTTCATAGATTCTGTGGGAGAATTGGGAATATGTGTATCTCCTGTTAAAGGAGAAGATGTATTTGATGAAAAATTATATTATTATTATAAAAATGATACATTAATAGCAATATTAGATTATTTTTATTATGATTGGAGAGAGGAGAAAATTAAATGGTTTTAAGTTTTATTATTTTTGGAATTGGATGTGGGTTTTTTGCGGCTATAGGATACAACAAGGGTAAAACAGATGGATATGAAGAAGGATACCATGATGGAATGAGACTATATAGGAGTTAATTATGAATGAAGCAATTTTAAAACCGTATATAAGGGCTGTAGACCCAGAAAAGGATAAGGACTTACCTGTTTTCTCACATAGTAGCTTAGAGCAATTTGTGAATTGTCCTTATGCTTATAATTTAAAATATAATGAAGACAAACGAAGTGAAGATACTACATTAGCTTTAGAGTTAGGTTCTTTGCTCCATAAAATTTTAGAAATTAAAGGACATTGGGTACATTTAGGGGTTGACATTGACTTCGATAAGTTATATAATATTATTGAAAGCGGATATGAAGAACAGGATGAAAAAACTTCTGAGAAGTTAAGAGGTGTTAAAGCTTTAAAACGTTCTTACTTTGAAAATTGGTATGCTAAAGATAATGCCTCTGGAATGACTTATGAGGAAAAACTAAAAATATTTAAATCAACTGTTCTTCAAAATGAAATGACAGATAATGAATGGAAACCTGTTTATTTTGAACTTCCATTTGAATTTGTCTGGAATGATAGATGTATTATTCATGGTTTTATTGACCGTGTTGATATTAAGGATGGTGAGTTCAGAGTTGTAGATTATAAAACAAGTAAGAAAGTCTTTGATGATTCAAAGGTTAAAACAAGTCAGCAGTTTGGTATTTATGCTTGTGCAATTTTAAATATGTTTGGTAAATTACCTATTGAATATGAATATGATTTTATTCTTTTGAATCAAAAGCAACAAGCTATGTCTACAGGTTGGGAAAAACGATTTATTAAAAAAATTGAAAAAATTTTAGACGCTATTGATAAGTGTAATGAATCAAAGATTTTTAGTCCTAAACCTTGTCCTCTTTGTTATTATTGCAACTATTGCGCTAATAATCCTAATGCTAAAGAATATCAACATGAATGTATTTATTTTAGTTTATGGACACCTACTGAGAAGTCCTTTAGTGTCAATGAAGAATTTAATATTTTAGATTTTAGAAAAAATAAAGAAAAATCAAAGACAGAAAAAAGAAAGATATTTTTTTAAAGGAGAAAATATAATGGTAAAAATTGAATTAAAGCCTATGATTTATAAAAATGAACGTACAAGAGAAATTCTTGCTCATGATGTAATTGATGACACTGAATTTTATATAATTAGTCTTGGTACTCATCCATGCGCTTATGTACATGTTCCTTCTACCAATCCTATTACTAAAGCGTTTTTTTCTTTGATTGATTTAAGTGGATATATTTACTGCCATGGTGGGGTAACATGGTTTGATTCTTATCTTCCAGATAATAAAAGATATACTGATGGTAAATGGCTTGGATGGGATTATGCTCACGCAGGAGATTATTACGGTTATGAGTGTTACGAGGGGAATAATACTGATTCTAAAAAATGGACTACAGAAGAAATTCTTGAAGAAGTAAAAGATGTAATTGCACAAGTAAAAAAATATGAAGGATAAATATAAAAAAGGAGAATTAATATGAATAAAATTAAAACCATTATTGCAACTGTTTTTGTGATGATTTTTGCTTTTATGGCTACTATTCCGACCAGTGCTTCAGAATATAATTACCATTATTACACCAGACGCTATGTTGACCATAATATTCCATATTATCAGACCAACACATTTTATGTAGAGAAAGGTTGGGGATGCGAATGGTTTGAATGGGATAAGGAAGAAGAATGTTTCTGTAGTTTAGATTGGAATAAGAAAGTTGAATTCGGTTCTAATATTATATATGGAACTTATAAAGTAATTTCTTCTACTAAGAAAGAAATTTGCAAAGGTGGAAATATTTATCAATATTCTACTAAAATTAAACATGGAAATAGAATTTATACAATTAGTGCCACTGGAAGAGATTCTAAAGGTAAGGCTGTAAAGGTTAAAAATAATAGAATTTTTGTAAGTCTTAATATGGCAAAACTTATCTATAAATTCTCAAAACAGAAGAACGGTCTACAGATTCTTCTTAGAAACACTACCATTAACAAACAGAAGATTGATAATTTTTATATGAATGGTGAGGTAAATAAGTGGGAGTAAAGCATAAATATTTAGATGATATTGGAGTTGATTATAAACAGCTTTTCCCTTATCTTTATGAAGAAGAAAATGATAAACTTCATATTGATACGCAAAAGTTCTTTCAAAAAGAATATGAGACTTATGGTTTTGCTAGTAGAGAAACATGGAATTTAGACGGAACGTTTTATAGGTGGGTTTATGAAAGAGTCAAAAGATTTGTTGAAGTTGGTGGACAAATAGTTGACCTTAATTATCATAAATTTACTTTTAAAGGGAAAGAATATACTCAGCTTGAATTAATTAATATGATGTTTGAAAGATTAGAATATTATTTTGATGAAGATGCTCTTGATAATAAAGTGGACGAATATGAAAAGCAAGGAATGAGTATAGTTGAAGCTGACCAAAAAGCTTATGAACCAGTTGTAGAAATTGGTGAGATTTGGGCTATTCTTCTTCCTGCTATGTGGTGGTAA